CAACTTCACGCATAACATCTTCATCTTTAACACCTACTAATAATTTTTTAACATAAGGGTCTATGTTTCTAAGTTGAGGTATGTCGTTTAATTGTGCGATAGAATCATTCTTAGTTAACCCTGTAATAAAATCTTTACCCCATCTTGAATTTAATATTTCATCTGCAGTTTTACCAAATACTTGCCTTCTAGCTTCTTTACCTTTTTTTCCAGGCATAATAGTTTTTACTGCTCTACCTGCTTTGGTAGTTTTATTTACATAAGCTGTTCTTTCTGCATTTGACAATATTGCTCTTGAACCTGCTTTCACACCAGAACCATACATAAATAACAAGTTTGTAGGGTCAGCACCTAATCTAAATACACCATCAACTAATGCTGATGTTAAAGAATAACCTACAGAACCCTCTGGTGAAAATGTACCTGCGAGTATTCTACCTGGTGATATATTGACATCTCCTGCAACTTTTGTATCGTATTTAAATTGATTTTCATCTTCAGCAAAGTCTTGTGTAACAGAATCACCATATATTTTTGCTGCTTCCTTTCTAGCTCTAGCAGGGGAGTAACCTAAATTAAGAGATTGTTTATATCCCTCTGTCTGTGTTAAATCTTGACTGTTTGCAAAAAAACCAGTACCTAAGTTTCTAACACCATATTTTTCTTGTGATTCTTTTGCTCGTGTGTATCTTGTTGCACCATATTTTTCTTTTGATTCGTTATACGCATCAGCAAAAGTATCTCCTAATAATTTTCTTCGTAATTCATCTGGACCATTTTTCTGCAGTGCAAAACCTGACAAACCACTTTTTAAAACACCTTCTAATAATGGTGTATCTGTAGCTTGTGAAGCGACTGCAGCAGATTTAAAACCTCTTGATACCCATTCAAATCCTTGTGTAAGTTTTAAGTCTGACATTTGGGTAAATCTTTTGAATGGATTTACATCTGTTATTACCTTTTCTCTATCTTGTTTTTCTTGTGATGAAAATTGTTTAGCTGCTATATCTAACAATAATTCATCATCAGCTTGTACACCCATTTGTGGTAAGTAAGACACTAATCTTTTATCTAGCGTAGGATATGCACGACTTACATCTGCAACTTGTTGTGCTAATTCAGGAGTAATTTGTTTTTTAAATAAATCTACTTCTTTTTTGTTAGCAGTAGATTGTGCTGAGTAATACTCCTCTAATTCAGGTGGTATAAAAAAATATGGCTTGACCATTTAGGAATCCAATAATTGGTCAAATATAGGGTCTGGAAATACCTCTCTTGCTGCCATTAAAAAATTATCTACTGTATTTGTAACAATCGGTTCTGGACCATTGTTGCCTGGACCAAAAGGAATACCTGCGGTAACAGGTTCGCTAGGTCTTTGTGTAGGTGCTGATAATGACATAGGTTGTGGTCTTGGACCTGGTATTGCACCTGCAGGACCACCATCCATAGGTGGTGAACCACCAACTGCAGCTATTTGGTTTTCTAATGCTGTAGTCTGACCTGTTGGGTCGCCTTCCATTCTTGGTGGTGCAACAACATCTTGGTATGCACCTCCACCTGTCATATCAGTATCGGTTGCATCTCGTAACGCTTTACTTTTTCTTACCATAAATCTTTTCCTAACTCTGGGTTGTATTCGTATTCAAATGTTAAATTTATAAAAAAGTGTGGATGTGGTGTAGGCAAAGTTAAAAATTGTTTTGCAACAACTACATCATCTTGTGTAAGTGCAGTTAAATCTTCTTTTGTTCCTGTAAATACTTCTTCTGACCAATCTTCCTGATTAATCATGTCAAAAAATATATTTGTAACTTTATTGTTGTCCACCAGGACCTCCTGCTAATGCACCTAATACTTGTTCTATACCTGCAGGTTGACCACCTGGACCTCCAGGAATTTGTGGTCCACCTTGTCCAAGTAATGCTTGTTCTTCTGGACTAGGTTCTTCACCTTCTGCTGTATAAAATTTATCTAGTATCTCTGTCATTTTTTGTGGGTCTTTTCTTATTTCTATTGCTGCCATAGTAGCTTGTGGGTTACCTTGTGCTGCTTGTGACATCAATGATTCAAACAACACTGTTTCTGCTTTTTCTGCATTAATGCGTTGTTGTATCTTAGTAATGTTGTCCAACCCATCCATATTTTCTTGTAATGTCTGTGTGTCAATAATGCCTTGTTGTTTTAGTTGCAAACCAGTAATTATTTTTTGTGGCTCATCAAATCCTGCCATGACACCATACACTCTTCTTGTTTCATAGACTTCTTTAATATCTGTTGTAGGTGTATAAGATTCTTTATATGCAGTACCTTTGTGCCTACCTGCAATAGGTTTACGCAAACCAGGAAACATATTCTCATCATATTCTAATCTTTTAGCATCTAACTCTTGTAATGCTTCTTGTAATATACCTTGATACTCTCTTACATGTAAAGATGCAGATTGTCCTAATTCTTCTAGTCCTCTACCTGTTACGAATGCGTTAGGTGATTGTCCATCATCAGATACTGGATAAGCTGCACCAAGTCGCAAATGTCTTTCAAGTCTATCTACTTGTTGAAATAATTGATATGGTAGATTATTGACTGGCTTAGACACTTGCGAACCAGGTGTTAAATAGTTAACAGCAAATCTGCCTTTTCTATATTTTCCTGACTCTATCTCACCAACAATGTTTGTTTCTGTAAATACTGCATCCTCCATAGCAATAGTTCCAAGTATGTTAATCTTTGCCATGTTCGCCATAAGACCAGTAATGTGTTGAAATTGTGATTGCATCTGGTCAAACGAATATCGTTTAGCTACTACAAAACATGGTCCTGACTTTAAAATATTAGGCATAAAGTCTATTATTTTTTTGTTCTCTGGTAGGAATACATAAGTTCCTTCTTCATCTCTATACTCAACTACAACCTTGCCATGTCCTGTAGAGTTAGCCCATCCTGCTGCTCTATCTGAACTGTCTAATAACGCAGAATATGGATTTGTAAAACCATCACTGTTTTCTTCTTGTGCAAATATATATTTTTTAGCATCTGGATATTGTTCTGCCAACACTGTGTGTGGCACTCTACGAATTATTGCTAATTCTTTTGGTTGTTGGTCGTTACCAAATATTCCAGGGTAACAACTAAATGGGTCTTGTAGTTCAGCATAAGGATAAGGATTGCCATCTTTATCTCTTCTATGTCCTATAGTCCATGCGATAAAACCATAACCAGGCAACCATCTTGCGGCTTGTGGTAATTGCATGTGTAGTTTTTGAAATTTATCGTATGAAGTGACAATGCGTTCTAGTTTTTCTGATTTCTTTCTAGCTCTTTCGCTATCTTTTTCATTTATAATATCTACTTTTAAATCAGGACTTCTACCTAGTTTTTGTGCAAATCTTTCTAATGCTGTAAGAAACATGTTTGGTGCAGGTAGTTCGTGATATTCTACATTAACTGAATTACCAAGAAGTGCTTTTACTGCAGCTTCACCACCATTCATAATGTCACGAATCCTAGACCTATCAACCATTTGTTCTTGATTGATTACTCTTAGGTAATCTATTTTGTCATATAATTTTTTACTACTTAAAGGCATTTAACTCCAATTATCTAAATCCATACTACTAGGTTCGTACCCTTCAAAGCTAGGACTATAATCGTAACCTAACTCTGCAAAGCGTTCTTTTTGCATTCTTCTTATGGCTCTCATTGGAAACCAACTAGCCATAACTATGTCAGTCTTTGTACCCACTGTCTTGCTTTTATTTTTAGCAGAACTAAAATACACTAACTGACTTGTATATAAGTTTACCTTCTCTTGTGCTTCAAAGCTAAGATATGGCAAAGAAATTTTGTTTTCCTGAAACATTGGTCGCATAGCTGTAACACCATACAATGGGTCAAATTTGTTCTTAAATGTTTCGTGTCCTTCTAAAAAGATACCATGTGAAGATGCAAACTCTCTAATACTGATATCTTGTCGTATTGCTTTTTGGAAACCATTTTCCTCTATAACCCAATGTGACAAATTATACTTTAACCACCATTGTTTAATAATGTCTAGTGCTTGTGGAATACCACCACCTAAAGAGTTGTTCATATCTACCATGTGCAGTTTATTTTCTACAGGTTCGTATGCCCATAAAAATGCTGCTTGATAACCTGTAGAAGCAGGGTCTAATCCTGCAATTAATCTTGTACCTTGTGGTATATGTCCTATGTCACGCTTTTGGTCACGACACTCTTCTATCTCTACTCTGTCAAACAAAGATAATCCATCTGGCATAGCAACATTAAGATAGACCATTTCGTATATAGCTCTACCACCTGTTGTTTCTGCTGCTCGTTTTCTGTCCATTAACCACTTGTAAGTTCTTTTACCAGACCACAACATACAATCTTTATGTTCAGCTTCATCCCAGTCAGGCATGTTACAAGCTGTATCGTGTGCTTCTTCTACAATAGTTTTCCAAGATTCGTTATCTAGCAAATGAGAATACAAGTCATCATAATGTTGCCTAGAACCTATAACGACCATAGCTGTGTGTTCTTCTTTACGACTTGACAATGTTGTTGTCCACCAACTTCTAGTGTTTTCTCTTGATGCAGGTTGCATAGTAGATGTGTGGTCCTCAATGTCATCTGCAATAATTAAGTCACAGTCACGAGAAAGTATTTTACCACCTCTACCAATACCAACCATAGTCGGACTTTTAATTCCTGTAACTGTTCTAGTACCTACAGTAAAACCACTCTGTGACCAGGATTTACCAGTTCTTGTTGTAGGTTTAAATTTAGGTCCTGGTCCACATATCTCCTCTACTAACAATTCGTTACTTTCTAGTTGGTCAAGTACAGAACCTATAGCGTTTTTTGCAATCTCTTCGTTACCACCAACCCATAAAATACGAATGTTTGGTTTGGTGCAAATAAGCCATATTGCAAAATGTATAAGTAAATCTGTTTTACCATGTCGTGGTGGTGACAATATCATCTGTTGTTCACCATTCTTTATGGCATCTAAAATAGAGTTAATCCATTTAATATGGAAATCTGGTGTTTCGTATGGTTCTCCTGTTTCTGTTTGAAAATATCTATCTCGAAAATTACTAAAATTTTCTAGGGATTTTTCTGCAACTTGTGGTAACTCCCATTTGTCTTGTGCTGCTTGTTTTTCTAAATCTTGTAAGTATGCGTTGTACGCCATTGATACAGCACCAACAGTTGTTCCTAATATTTTTGCTACATCTGTTAATGTGTTTTTTTCTTTTAAAATTTCTTTAGCTAAACCTGATTCGACAATGTCGTTGTACACTTGACCTCTGCGTGATTCAACATTTTTACTAGGTATAGATAATTTTTTTTCTTCCTGTATCCACTCGGTGCCTTTATCCTTAGCTCTTTTCTTTTGCATTTTAATTCTGTTAGAACATCTATCGCTACAAAATTTTGACCTACCTTTAGGCAATACTCTATGGCATCCTCCTGCATAACATAATTTTTTATCTGCTGTAACCATCACACACCTTGTTTTTGCACCTCATTTTATTTTTAGGTTTTAGTAGCACTCCACACTTTGGACATGGAATGTCAATCAATTATTTCTTCTTTTTCTTTTTTTTAGGAAAACCTGCCTTCATGTTGGCATACGCTTTAGGACTTATAGTAGAGTTCTTTTTAGACCTACTTGTTCCTGCTTTTTTTCTTTTATTCATATTGTGGTATAGACCTTTTTTAGCCATTATTTACCTACTTTCTTTTACCATGCTTTGCAAGACCAGTACCTTGCTGTGGTTTTGTCAGTCGCAGTACTGCATTTATGTCTTGCACGAAAGGATGCTCTCGCTTCTTTATTGTTTTTTCTAATTTTCATGTTAGGGTCGCCAAACATAACTTTCTTTACTTTGTCGCCATCTTTAACATAGACTTTAGATTTTTTTCTACCATACCCAGGTTCACCCTTGCTTATTGCAGAAGGTGAATTTAAAGTTACAGACTTACCTTGATATGTTGCCATGATTAATTGTAATTTTTTTTAGTGTAAGGTTTTGGACTTACATAAGCAGAACCTAATTTGTCCATACTTTTAGATAGCTTACTAGCTTTTATTGCCGACCTGGCAGTACCAAGAATATCTCCTCTTTTAGCTGCAGCTCTACCTGCTTTGTTTTGCTTATCTAATAATTTGTCGTGTTGTTTATAACGACTAAGAATTTCCCTGTTATAGGTGTTAGCCATTAGTACCCCATGTTTTTACTCTTGCGTTTTGCAGAGTATCTTTTTTTCTTTTTACCTGGTTTGTTAGGCATTATTTCTCCTGTTGTTGCTTATTCATTACTATAACACAAAACCTCGCCGAAGCGAGGTTCTGTTCGTACAGTTGTCCAAACTGTTATGAAAAATATAACAATCCACAAAAACATTCCTCTCTTACATTGTACACCAAGTACTTTTTCTTAGATGAAAGTTTTTCTTTCTTATTATAAATAGAAGCGTATCCCCATACGCTGCACCTGGATTTTCCAGGTATATCTATTGTATCTATTGTTGTAATTTAAGAAGGGAGAAAAAAATTTTTATATTACCAATAGCAAACCCTCACTTGCGTGAGGGTCGTACTATACAAACAAAGAAAGGAGGGCTATATATTAATCCAGAAGGATTGATTTATATTGCCTTTCTTGTAAAAGAAGTATAGCACACTGTTACAGTAATCAAAGAAACCTGCAGGGTTTCTATATGATTATGTGTAGGCGAAAGGAGGAACTCCTACTATAACAAAAACCCTGCACTTAAATAATACCATTTTTAAAACAAGGTGCTATAGTAGAGAAACAAGCAAAGGATTCTTCCTGCTTTTAGAAAAGGATTCTTGACCAATAACAGTAAATCAAGTGGACTAGCAGGACCATGCTAACTGGGGTTAAAGCCCATTACTTCACATATTTAAATGTTACTATATAGTTCATTCTGGTTTTTGGGAGGGAGTGACACAGGGTTAGCACTATTCATCTTTACATTTAAAGACAGTAAAACGATTACTTTTAAAGTTACCTTTTACTAGCAATTAGGTACACCACTATATGTAGTACCTCTATATAGAGTACCCTTTAACAGCATATCTACAGAGGGTGTACACACACACACAAGGCACCCCACATTTAACCCCCCTATATGTTGTATGTCCAATAAAAACACTACATGTTGTACCACTATATGTTGCGTTATTGCCTACATACATACACAATATGTTGTGGTACTAGGTGGTGTATGTATCATTATGTATACCATTTGTTTTTGTTCTGTGGGTGGGTGTGCTAACTAGACAGTAGAAGCATCTCAGTAACAATAGAAGAAGAACAACCACACAAGCAACCCAGTAATCATTAGGGTTCTTTAGATACTTGACAATGATTCATATCTGTGTATAGTTACTTAGACAAACAAGAAAGAAGGAACAATGAAAACAATATACAAAGAACCAGTAGCATCTATTGATGGATATGAGTACAACGAAGTGTTGTCTGTTCGTAACCTAAATAGTACTGGGTCACTTAGAAGAGTAGCAGGAACACGATACGACTTAATTGTATCGTACAATACTCCTATCGCTTATGTGGTAGACATAGAGAATGGAACATTCTTAAATGAAACTAAGGTTATTTTATGCAATGACTTCTATTCAATAACAACCAGAAAACATCAGGCACAAGTTAAAGACCTGTATTCAATGAATGCAATAGGATTATTTGACTTAGGTGGATTCTTAAAACGAGCTGAGATAGATAGCGTAGATGTCAATGGTGGTGTCAATGGTGGCACTAACACCAACTGGTTACACGCTTAAAGGTACTTGACAATAATGACCTGCTAATGTATAGTGGGTCATACAAACAAACTGGAGGAATATATGAAAGCATATAAAATTAAAGAAACATTGGTACACGAATATGTATCATTTGGGGAAACTAGAGAAGAAGCAATAGCTAACCATGAATACTCATCAGGTCAAGACTTTGATAGGGTAGAGATAAATGGCGATAGTTATGTCAATGGCGAAGTGACACATATCAAGACAACTGCGACATCTTTAGGCGAAGGTAACTTTATAACCTTTGACCAAAAGGACTGGAAATTCGCTAAGGCAATGTGGTTAAGAATCCACAAATGTCTTGTAAGAATCAGAGAATATGATGGCACTATATCAGAAGCCCATACACTGGGGTCCGAGCAGGTAGCACAAGACCAAGATATTAGAGATGAAATCTATGATATAGCTGACAGATATAGCAGGACTGTAGTTACTCCAGTCAAGTAACAACCATGTATTATGCACACTTGACAACTATCGTTAGGTGTGTATAATACTTTAGACAAACAAGGAGAATCTATGGATTGTAAAAAATGTAAACAGTATTACACAAATTCTGTTGAAGTAATAAATACTTTAACAAGGAAAACAGTTTGGTTATGTTTTTCTTGTTGGGCGAATAGTAAATACTACAAGCTAACAATACAAAAGTAAGGGGGAAAATGGAAATTGAACTAACAATGATAGAAATATTAGAGGGTGTGTTTAGATGTGATGAACATACCGAAGATGAACTATTACAAAAATATGATGACTTATATACAAGGGTAAACAGAATAGTGAAAGGAAAATAATGAACCGATACGAAACAATGTATCTTAGAGAACTCTATGACTGGTCTTTAAATGGACATAGTTGTTGGGTAGATTTTCTAAGCATAGCCCACAATGACTTTGAGGAGTACGACATAGATTTTTCAACCTATGGTTACATGGAGTTGGTACTGTTCGGCAAATGTCTAACTATCTTTGAGAACAATGGATATGATGAAGCAACAAGATTAATTGATGAAGTACTAGAAGAATACAAACAGGAGGAAGAATAATGTGTAGAGATACAGGATATTACGAACCACGACAAGATGTTGCCACTAAAGTAGTGGAGGAAATGTTTGAGAAGCAAAACAAAAGTCTTATGACTTACTATTTAAAAATGGCTTATATGGATGACCAACATACCTACATGAATGATTTGTACTGGGTTCTACAAAACAAGTTTAAAGATGTGGACCTTGAAGCAGTCAAAAGTCATGTTGAAGAGCTTCTATTAATTGATGACTCAGATAGAGAACTATTTGACAACTAAAAGAAGCTAGTGTATAGTAATTAATACAAACAAGAAAGTAGGACAATATGAAACTAACTAAAAAACAAGCACAGGCAATAGCAGATAGAGATGAGCGACTAGCTAGAGCTAAAGCAAAGCAAAAAACAAATGTAGTAGATATGATTATTGCGTATGAATCTGGAGAACTAAATGACAATGAAACATTGGAATTATTTAGTAACCTTATAAAATCTGGACAAGCATGGAGATTACAAGGACACTATGGCAGAACTGCCAGAGCAATAATAGAAGCAGGTTACATATCTGAAGATGGCGAAATATTGGAAGTAATATAATGGCTATACACGAATACACATTAGAAGAATCATCTCATGATATTAGAAAGTGGACTGTTACGAGCGAAAAAAAACTAACAGAACATGAACTCAATATGATAGCAGAAGATGCACACATGCATGAGTATAGTGTTGAAGTGATACGAAGAGATAGCAATATCATAGAAGTAAGTTACGAGGGCGTTGAGTATGGAGATGACAGTTATGTCAGTATCTATGGCGATACAAAAGAGGAGGAAGAATGACACTAGGAAAAGAATATGTTATTAACACAATAGATTCTTTAATAGCAAAAAATCTCTACGAGCGTAAAGGTGACAACAAACAATTGTTAATTGTCAAAGATGCCTTTAAAACTTATACAGAATCAAGAGAGGAAGAATAATGGCTAAGTTATTTTACTACCAACACACAACTAGGTGGGGTTGGAGAAAAAAAGAGTTTACTCCAAAACTTTATAGTCAATATTTATTAGATTTAGACAATGGACATTCAGTTCCAAGAAAGGAAGAATAATGGCTATATGGATAGAGGGAACTCTTACTATAAATGGTAAAGAGTATCCATTCGCAGTTGATAATGATATTGATAGTGGATTTGACCACGATAATTACAGTAGTCAAGCATACAATATTGTTAATGATTTGAATGGATTTGTTAACAAGTTAGAGGTGGAAGAATAATGTTCGCAGTATCAACTAAAGAATGTATACATTGTAGGCAAACAGGTAGCGTAATGGTGGACCCAGAAAAGTACATTGAGTTTACCCAAACACCAAGACACCTACGCAGATTAATACAGGACATATTTCCAGAACATAGCAGAGCAGAGCGAGAACAACTGTTGACTGGCGTACACCCAGAATGTTTTGAGGAGATGTTCAGAGGAGAAGGAGAATAATGAAAAAAGATGAACAAATTATAGAAGAACTGCAAGAGCTTAACCAAGCATTAGCGGTTGTTGGTAGGTGGATGGACACTGAGGATGGTAAAGAGTTAGCACAAAGCATAACTAATGAATTTCTTAATGTTAAAACAAGCCACTACAGAACTGAACTAGCTGATTTATTTTTTAGGGAGGTAAATGAATAATAGTATAGTTTTATTAGGAGATAGCATTATAGACAATACATTGTATGTAGAAAACTATAATGTTGATTATCATGTTAGAACATTATTAAATGATGATGTTATATCTAATGATTCAGTAGATGGAGTGACAACAAACGAAGTGTTGGCTTCTACTCTTAAAGGTGGTTATTCTACTGATACAACACACTTTGTTATTAGTGTTGGTGGTAATAATCTTCTTGATTTAAAAAAATTAGTACTGGACAACGAGATGGCAGACAATTTTAAAGCTATGTTCGTAAAGCAAACTATTTATAATGAAGTAAGTTATGATATGTTATCTATATTGTCAGGACCATTTTATTCAGGATATATGACAGAGGTGGAAGCAATAGCAGTTCTTTTAAACTATCGTTATCCAAAAGCGGAGGTGGTGTTTTTAGGATTGTACGAAGGCAACTTATCATGGAACAAAGATTGGAAGCCAGTAGCACACCTATTGCCAGAACTTATTGCTACACATAACGAGAAGCTACAAGACACTATTGAAAGATTAAATAACAGAGGTATTAATGCAAGTTATATAGACATAACAAACACATTAAAGCCAGAAGATTATTTTAATGACATAGAACCTAATGACAGTGGTGGATTATTAATTGCAGAGAAAATAGCACAACACATAAACGAATAATGTGTTATACTGGATATAAGATTATACAGAGGAAGTTATGTATAGAGTAGAAAGTGTATCAATTTATGGTGGGAACATGGAATGGTTCTTTGATTCGGAAGATGATGTTAAATGCAAAGTCAGAGAATTAAAAGACAGTGGTGGAACTAACCATTTTATTATCACTGTATTTGATATGAACAAACAAGAACTAATTAAGTAAACAAACAAAAGAATAAAAGAGGAGGATTTGATGGCTAATATATTTGATGAGCCAAAGTTACTTAAAGCATGGTGCATTAAGTTAGCTAACGCATGTGGTGGACAAAAGGTAGAGAAATCTATTGTGTTCACACAGTTAAACACAAAAAGGATATCAGAATTGTTAGATGAATTTGTTGCAGACCATAATGCAAACACACTAAAAATTGCAAAAGAAATACAGGAGGAAGAGTAATGAGTAAATTTAGAAATTATGAAGCCCATCAAGAAATACATAAGCAAATGCACGAGGAAGAGGAGTAATGGAAACTTGGGAGTTTTGGTTTTTTTTGTCAGTGCCAGTGTATATAGTAGGTGCTTGGACAATTAGCAACTGGTTAACAGACATAGTTTATATTAAATTTAGAATATTACAAAACAGATTATATAGGGAGAGAAATGGAGAATGAAATTAAATTAGCAATTAAGTTAACTTCAATACAAAAATTAATTGATAATAATGAAGATGACAAAAAAGCTATGATACAACAAAGAAATAAGATAATAAAAAAACTGAAGCAATTAGGATGGAGTGCTATAAACATAGCAAGTCATCTAGACAAGACAAGAGATTTTGTTTACAAGTCTATTGATTCAGTGGAGGAGGAATAATGGCTAAATTTAATTTAGATAATTACGAAACAGTAGAAGAAAGACTTAAACAATATTGGATAGATAATCCTGAAGGTAGGATTAGTACAGAGGTGGTGCATGAAACTGCTGATGGTACTTGTGTCACTATCAAAGCAGAAGTCTATATTAAAAATACAGATGAACATCCAGTGGCTACTGGTATTGCACAAGAAACTAAAGGACAAGGTGGATTTGCTAATACTGATGCGTGGGTTGAGAACTGTGAAACAAGTGCAATAGGTAGAGCGTTAGCTAATTGGAATTACCAAGGAAGCAAAGCACCAAGACCTAGCAGACAAGAGATGTCTAAGGTAGGCAACAAACCTGCTGATGTTAAAGTAGAGAAACCAAAGATAACTACAGACAAAGAGGACATACAAGTCTTAGAAAAAGCAAAGCAAGAATTTGCTGAGTCTATTACCGAAAAACCATCTACAAACAAAGCTGACCAGATGAACATGCTTATAGATGCCTTTGAGTTAGACAAAACTGTAGCACAAAATTACAAGCGTGATGCGTTTAAGAAGTCTGGATTGTCTAAAGATGTTGAATCTTGGACCAATGATGACATGAGTAAATTCTTAGACCTATTTGAAAAAGAGGTTGAAGCAACAAAGTCTGATACAGATTTGATAGAAGATGTATTTGGAGAAGTTAAAGACCTGACAAAAAACTGCCCTGAGTGTGGTAAGTCAGAGAATATAGAGGACAATAGACAAAAGAAGCAGGATGACCCAGACAAGTATGGCAAGATACCTAGTTGGAGTTGCAGTAAGTATCAAGGCAACAATGGTTGTGGATGGACTGCTTGGGGCGACACTGACTGCCCAACAGAATGGCTTTAGAACAAGCAGGTAGTAATCTTGATAAAATTATCGCTAGGGTAAAAGAAAAATATCCTAGCTATAACTGGGATATACCACCTGAACCAGACACAAAATGTAAAAGCCAATTTGGTTGCAATGGAGTACTTAACATAACCTATTACGATAAAGATGGAAATGTTTTTTGTGGCAGAAGATACAAGTTAGTAGCGGATGAAAAGAAGCCATGGTCGTGGGAATATAGAGAATGTCATGCACTGTTAAAAAAAGCAGAACAAGGTGTTGAACCAGATGAGTTACCTTTCTAATGGGTAGTACATACAAAGATTCGTACAAGGATAGAAATTCTGGTGAAGATATGGCAGACCTTGCTATGCAGAAGTATCTTAAAGACAATGATTGTGTAGAGTATCAAGACTATTTAAGAATAGGAACTGACCCTAAAGAAAATAAATTAGACCTATTCTGGTTTGCAACTAAGGTGTTACTAATACCAGACTACATCCTAGTGCGTAAAGGTTACATCTTTTTTATAGAAGTTAAAGGTACAAACAAACTTAAAGAAGAAGATTACTTTAAGATACAAGAGATGGCGTTTAAAGGTACAAGATTTAAAGAAGTTAAAGTAGGCATCATGTATTTTAAAACACCAGATGCTGAACCAGTATGGGTTGACCATCTTAAATTAAGAGATTATTGGATAGACCCACGCATACCTATGAAGCATTATCCAGAGTTAGATTTTCAAGGTAACAAAAAAGCATACAAGGAATTACCATTATAGAATCTATTATTTTATCGTGCATGATGTACATAACTGGACCATTAACTTTTGATATGTTACAAGAGTACAGATGGTGTAACGATACAAATGAGAAAGTAGAACATGTTGTTGAGTGGCTACCACTTGTACATAAATACTTTACTATGGATGATTCTAGGAAAGCATTACTTGTTATATACTGCGAAAGTTCTGGCATAGAAGCGGCAGTTGGCAAGAATACAAATGGTACAAAGGATGTAGGACTATGGCAATTCAATGATGACACATGGTCCTGGTTAAAAAATAAATTAAACATTACAAGTAAAAGAACTAATGCAAAAATATCTACTGCAGTTGCAAGTTGGTTAGTTTACAATGATGGATGGCATCACTGGAATAGTAGTAAACATTGTTGGGGAAGGTAGTATAATAAGATTATGTCAGTACACGCAAATGGCTTAATGAAAAAAGCACACAAACAAATGAAAGAAAACTTTAAACAAACTGGTTTATATGAAACTAATGCAGAAAAAGTTAAAAGAGAATCTAAACTAGAGAATCTTTAAGTTATCCCAACCTTTTTTATTAACAGTAAAAGTTAATACTCCAGGATGCGACCACATACCAGTTCTTGCAGTAAAGTCTAATGACTTATCTAAACTAGGAGATTGAAACCAAGTCCTATCACCTTGTTGCTTACTTCTAAAATGATGGTAGTGACCTGTTATCAAAATCTGTGCATCTTTTGCAGGTAGAAAACCATACATCTGACCCTTCCACCAGTTTTCTATTTTGTTTTCAGGATTTCCAGAACCACCAGTCATGTGACCATGGGTCCAAGCACAAGGTATATTTTTGATGGTCATAACCTGATGAAATCCATCAGGTACTTTTACAGATACTTTTTTATATCTATCTGGATTAGCTTTCATTATCTCTTCACATATCTGCAAGTGCATAGTGTCTGTATTGTCTAATCTGTTAGTTACGACTTGACCTTTCTGTGACCTAGATGCTTCTCCATGATTTCCTGGACAACCTGCCAATATTAATTTATCAGCATGAGGTAGAAATGTTTCTATAGTTTTCATCATCATAGACCTAGCCAACGCATACTGTTCTATCATTGTTAGTTCAATATTAAATGGTTGGCTATCGTAAAACCCATAACAGTTTTCTGTAAGGTCGCCTAATCCTATCATATAGATTTCATCTATCTTTACGCCAGTCTTTCTTAAATCTTTTATACGATTCACTGCATCTTGTAAAGCTATGTCGTATCTTTTAATCGTGTTCTCTACTCCATAATCTTTTTTTCCAAGTTGCCAGTCTGCCATAAAAAATAAAAAGGCAGTGTCACCTCCGAATGTTTTACTTTTTAATGGTGGTTTTTTCTTTGCTTGTTTAAATAATTCTTTAAAATATTTATCTTGTCCAGGTCTTTTCTTCTTTACAATACCTTTAAAGGCATAAAAAGTTTCAACTGTGCCACCTTTAAGTTGTGTATTCCATGAGGATGCACGAACTGAACCCTCTATTTCATATTGCTCTGGATTAAAACCCCATTCTTTTAATATAGAATCGAATTTATTTCTGTAGTTTGGGTCTGTTCCTACATGAGTAATCTCACCTAGACCAGTCTGTTCATTGACTTCTAGTCCTGGTTGCCACCCAGTTTTGTAGAAATTATTACCCCAATCTTCAGGTATATTAGGCATGATACCTCCTTTGCCCTGTTAATACTATTATACAGGACTAAGCAGACAATTTTTCTATTTAGATATTTGTTTTTTAGCGTATGTCTTGACAACTGCAAGTGCAGCACCACCACCTGCTAATGCAGCTAACTCTAAAGTATTTGCATCAACAGAAATCAAAGGTGCGACAACTAAAGCCCCAAGGAATGCTTCAACGAAAGTCCATATAGTTCTTTCAAGCATATCTTTAAGTTCTTCACTCATTTTATAACTCCATGATTCGGACCAAGGTGTCCACTTTAAGTCCTTTTTGAACTTACCTTCTCGGTTTCTTTTTCTTTTATTTTTTTCAAATAAATCTGACACTATTCTATTACCCTTCCACTAAGTTTTGCTTTTATTGTTAAAACATTTCCATTTATTTCCTGCAATTTATCATAAACTGTGGTAGCTAATACAGTGTGGTCTTTAGCTTTGTTATCTACTTCTTTGTCTAGTAATTTATTTATTGTTGTGTATTCTATACTGACTGGTTTACCTTGTAGTAATTCACCTGCTACTTTTCTGTACATTTTTTTGTACGCCACAGCACTTGAACCTATGAATCCATCTTTAGATATGTCTAAATCTTGTTGAGTTTCCCCAATTATTAAACAACCGCTCGTGTGTTCATCTGAATTTCCTGTATGAATTAAAATATAGGTAAAGTTAGGTACATCTTGTATGTGTAACATACCATAATGTGCGTTTTGGTATCTTTCTGTATACTTAGCGTGGAATCCACCTGTCTTTCTAAAGTTTATATCGTATGTACCTTCTGGTATGCAGGTTTCGTGCATTACTTTTACCGCTTGATACTGGTCCTCTAATGTATAACACTCAAAGATACCATCAATTAATAAAATTCCATTGGTCGCATCAGTTCCAAACTGATTTCTAACAACTGTTAGTTTCACCTATACCTCCATACTTACAGTTACATATTGTAATGTAAGTTCCTTTTTCATTAATGTAAGTATAACACTTACTTGCCCCCACAGCATCCACCACCACAACATTCACTCATGTTATTCTCCTTTCCTAAATCCTATTGTTAATAACCAAACAGCTAATGTAATTACAGTAGCTAGTCCTGTCACTTGTTGTGCAGAACCAGTTAAGGTCAGTGTTGCGATTACTAAACCAACTAAAGTCCACGAAAGGTTTAATGTTTCTTTAATTATACTTACTAACCATGACCATATTTTTTTTATCATAAACTTCTCCTAAATACGAAAGCTGCCATACTAGCTATTCTAGTCAAAATAACTGGCACTACAACTTCTTGTGCTTTTTCTCTCTGGTCTTGTGTCATGTCATCACCAATGTTTGATAGTGTGACATCTTCAAAATCTAAATCAACAAATATTTCTATAGGGTTTTCTATAAACGCTTCGTAAGTTTTTTCTGTTACAACATCAGCAAGTGTGTAGTTCTCTACAGCTGCGTTCTCTACAGCTCTCTCTACATATTCTTCTACAGCTTCTGCTATTACTTCATCATCTTTTACAGATTCAGCAATAATAGCTACATCTTCTGCTTCTACTTGTAGTACTTCAGCTACAACTTCTACCTGTTCTTCAGTAAGCTCTGCAACATCTGCAATAGCTTCCTCAACAACAGCTTGTACTATCTCTTGAACTTCTACAGATACTTGTTCCAAGTTCTGTACACCAACATCATTAACTTCTTCTAAGACCTCTGATGCTTCTTCATTGGTAAGCTCTTCGACATACTCTTGTATTGCTTCTTCTTTAGCTTCTTCATACTCTACTAACTCCTCTTCTGTAAACTCTTCTATCTCTTCTTCTGTTGCTATTTCTAACTCAATAACAATAATTTCTTCTATCTCTGCAACTTCAACAGCGACTTCCTCTTCAGTAAGTTCTATCTGTTCCAGGTCCTGTTCCTGGGGTATCTCTCCAGTGACATCCTCGTTAACAATTTCCTGTATTGGCTCATCCAAAACTTCCTTGACATCTTCTTCAACTTCTTCATCTATAATCTCCTCTTCTATTTCATCTTGTATTGGTACTTCATCCACGATTTCGGTAACAATATCTTCCAAATCAAATTCAATAATCTCGAACTCAATAGGTAGTTCTTCAAACTCCAGTATTTCTTCTTCAAATACAATAATTTCTTCTTCAAGAATCTCCTCTTCGAGTATGTCGAGTACCACAGTATCATCTTCAAGAATGATGATTTCCATTTCTTCTTCAAGTTCAAGTAACTCTTCTTCAGTAAGTTCAATGTATTCTTCATCAATAATCTCATCTTCATATTCTATAACTTCTTCTATTATAATAATGCAATCACCACGCTCTATTTGTGCATTAGTCATAAAACAACCAAACATATCCTCATTATCTATACGCTCTTGGTCACGCTCAATAGTGCCATCATTAACATCAGCTTGTGTATAAGTTTTATCAACACCTTCTACCACTATATCTACAATAATTTCTTCAGGTAATGGAGGTGGTGGAGGTGGTGGTATGTAAGGTTCTGGCTCAGGTTCTGGTTGAGGAGGTACAGTTGTAGTAGTTGTGGTAGTTGTAGTAGTGGTAGTTGTAGATGTTGTAGTAGTTGTTGGAGTAGGAGTAGCGTAAGTAATAGCTATATCATCTAGTCCTACATAATCACTATAAAAATTAAGGTTTATTTCTTTTATAAATTTGCCTGATGTTTCTGTGTAACTAAACTCTTTATCTTCCCAAGCAGGACTTTCATCAGGTTTATTAGCAGTAAATGTATTAGCTATCCATCCACTATCTGTATCATCTGTATATAAATACTTTATATCCCAGTCATTGTTTAGTCCACTAAGGTCAACAGCAAAAGTTTGTATGTCTGTTCTTTCCCACCATAATCTAAGGACATGTCCACTACCAGAGTTACGATTGTATTCTAAACAATAACCAACACATAAATGAGTGCCATCATATAGATTTGTTACAGAGTTTTCTGCACCACCACTATCGTAAGATATTACAGATGTCCAACCATTTTCATCAAAAGATTCTGTAACTGTTGTTACTTCATTTGCAAATACAGGTGTAGGTATTAATAAAAATAGTGCAAGACATAATCTCCACATTACATTACAAGTGCTGCTACAACTCCACCTATTGCTACAAATAATGTTAATACTTTATAAAATTCTGTTTTGTCTAGCTTTGCATCTAGTTTATCTTCTATTTTGTCTAGTCGTTCAATAACCATATTAAGAAGTTCCTTTTGGGTATAGCCATTGCTGTTTGTCATTTATGGTAAATCATCATGGGATAACATATCCCAGTCCTCATCTAAGAAAATAGTTTCGGATGTACTCATATACTTAATTAAATTGTATATTTCTTTGCAACAATATCCTATTATAAAACCGATAAAATAATCCATAGACTGGATTATAACATATTATTTATTCAGGTTTAGGATTATCTGATTTAACTTTAGCTATGTGGTCTTTCCATGTGGTTGTACCATTTACCAAGTCTTTATATTGCATATCAAGTTGGTCGCCAATGAAACCATAAGCATCTTGCCTAGCTTGTACATAACCAAACTGTTGTGCATTCCACTTGCTATTACCTAAATCAGTTTTAGCTTGTGCATACTCAGAATCTGTAAACTCTCTACGCTCATTGTCAACTTGAGCATACATGGGTTTAGCTGCTTCTATTTCAGAATCAGCTTGCGTTTGTAGTTCTTCTTTTGTTGCCATAATATTCTCCTATGTTAGCATACTTTATTTAATTAAGTACTATCTACTTTATATAAAACAAATGTACTACCTGCTTGAAAACCACCACCACCTGATTGATTAGTATTTATGTTAACGCCATTGTGTGATGTTTGTTCTTTTTTAACACCTGCTTGAATATGACCTCTGACTCCTTCAGTGGCATGATTGTAAGCAGGTTGAATTGTAACATAAGAATATTCGTTAGCATCATACCAATTATATAAAAATGCAGTAGCATTTAATGAAGCAGGGGCTGATGACATACCATCAGTATATCTAAATATATCTTGTGGTTGATTACCAAAGTTTTGATAACTATTATTTGCTCTAACTAAAGTCCACGATATAGCAATATTATTTGTTGTATCAGCAGAACCACTGGTTAATGGTTGTAAATCACATACACCACCATCAGCACCAACATTCAAATTATTGACAGTTAACATATAAACTGAATTATCTGATATACCTGTCATTGATACAACTTGTGTTTCATTACCTGATGTAACAATATGTTTGTTTACTTGTACTAATTTCATTTAATCAACCTGCAATCCATAAACTTTAATTTCTCCACTATTCACATTTGAACTAGGAAACAAAAATTGAAAACCTGTAATACTAACAGATTGTTTTAAACGACCAACACCGATAGTTGAAAGGTATCTTGGATTTGAATAATGCGAACTCTGTTGCCCAGTATTATAAGTATAACAAGCACTACTAAATGGGTTATATATATTTAAAAAACCACTAGCTACATCTGGTGCTTGGTCTGCGTTTCCCATTGCATAATGAATTTGTGTAGCATCTCCTGTATTGGTGCTATTTATCTTAGAGTAACCTGTATCAGCTGGCATATACCAACTAGCATAATCGTAATCAGCACTGATAATACTATCATCTGATTTAATATATCTTAAATATACTTCTGTTGCAGTTGTACTTACAGTAGAAACTCCATTAGCAATTATTTGATAGACCTCATAGTCAGCACTAAAAACATTAGTAACACTTACATTAGCTACTGAAGTGCTTATAGTTGTTGTATCTAATAATTTTAAATTACTCATTTGACCCCATATAAAGACATGCTACCTGTCAAAGTATCTGCATTAGGATAGAAATGTACACCACTTAGAGTGTTAGCTACCTTATAGGCACCACCTCCAAAGCTACCCTCGAACACCCCATTATAAATTATTTGACTAAGGTGTTGATTAAATGTTGTATATTTAGTGCTATCTACTGCACAATACATCCAAATAAAACCATTGATTGCTTCTCCTGTTGCATTACCTGTTTGTGCTGATAATCTTAATCTGTCTAGATTAGGGTCTTTATCTTCGGCTTCTGAACTACCACCAACTTGCATAGCTCTAGCGTAAGTGCTACTTGCTGACTGTACTGTGCCACCTACTTTTGCTCTAAGATTAATGTCACGATTATCTCCTGTATGAATATTATTCCATTGAATTTTGTGAACTTTAAAATCTCCTAAATCATCAAAAGCTACTGAACTAGCACCACTAAAAGTTTTGGTTTCAATAAGTTGTATTGATTCAACAGCACCACCTGCTGTGATTAAAGCTCTGGCTACACCTAAAGGTGACATTATGCGAAAGCTAGTTGACTAAATAAAAATGGTGTTGTACCTACAAATACAAATGTAAGTATATCTATAGATGCTGCTGCTGTTGATAGTGTTAGTCCTGCAGCACCTGCAGTTTTAGCAGTGACATCACCACCACCATTAACACTTACTGCATCTATGTCCATTGTTCTTGAACCTGTACCATCTTGTGTTACTACTAAAGTAAATGTTGTTACTCCTGATGTAGGTACATTTGTAAAATGTAAGTCATCAACATTGTGTCCTAATGTTACTGTACCTGTATTACCATTTGCTAAATCTATAGCCATATCTTCTGCTGATGTAATAGTTGCTGTTGTTTCATTATAGTCTTTTAATACTGCTGCTGATATTGTTTGGTCAGCACCTGTTACAGCACCTGATAAAGTAACAGCACCTAATGTTTTATTTGTTAGAGTAGCTGTTTCTGCATCAACATAGTTCTTAACTGCTGCTGTTGTAGGTATCTTTGTTTCACTATCATTTCCAGTAATTGTTTCTGTTTGTGTAATAATATCTGCAGGATTTATCATAGCAAAATCTACTGCACCTGCACCTATTGTTGTAGCTACATCTTGTGTAGCTGAAGCTAATGTACCTGTAATATCTCCTGTTAGAGCTATGTCATTAACTCTGTCATGTATATCTTCAAAATGTTGTTTAACTACTGCAAGTCTTACCTTAGTACCTGATGCGTGTGTTGGACCACTATTATCACCATCTAAATCTCTGTTAATAGAAGCAGCAGCGTGGTCATCTCCTGTTGACCAAAAAACTATTTCTCTGTTGTCACTATCAGGGTCTATTACAAAATATGCAGGACTATTAATTCCTGGGTCTGCCGCTAAATTCATTGTACCTGTTGGTCCACCCGCACTTAACTGTGCAGCTAATGTAGTTTCAAAAGCGTTTACTATATTAGATTCTTGTGCTGTCATTCTTCTCCATTATATACTATTTTTTTATCCAAATCTCATTATTCCAAAACCATTTACTCCAGGTACATTACCTGATGTAACTTGGCTAAAGGTTGTTTGTCTTGTACCTCTGACAGTTAGTATAGCATATTGTGTTACGCTGCCAACATTTGGATTACTTTGTATTGGGTATGTAATTTTTTCTACAACACCTCTAACTATCTCAGCAGGGTCATATAGTTCTAAAGTTATAGCAGCACCTTCTTTTTCTTTTAAAGATTGATAAATAGTTTCACCTAAATTCTTAACAAGGATTGGTTTTCTGTATGGTCTTTCTACTCTATCAGATATGTTTACTGGTATCTGTATAACTATAAGCTCTGGTCTTGCTAATGCTCTTACTTTAAATGCTTTAAACTTTGGAGAGTTGACTTGATTAGGAGATTTTAAAACAATTTTTGCTACCACATATCTTGCTACTCTTGATAACTGTACTGATTCTTCTCCTACTCCTGATAAAACATTCACTTCTAAATCCCAAGTGCTGTCACTGCTATCATTAATAGCTTCGTATTTATTTGATAGGTATAATTCTACAGTGTTGCTGTCTGATAATGCTTCTACTTCAATACTTGCTTCTACAAACTGTTTATTTTCTGCAGTAAAAAAATCTGCAGGAGGTGCTATAAGAAAACCTTCCTGTTCATGCACAGATGTTTGTTGATATACACCATCTGCACTAACTGTAAATAAAAACTTTTCATTTACACTGGCTATATTATTTACTGTACCTCCTGCACTAGCTTTGTAATACCTAGCTATACCTGCTGTAGGTAAATAATATCTCCATAAAAAACTTGAACTTCCTGATTCTTTTATACCTGTGTACACACTATCTCTAGTAGTAAATAAAGCATTCGGTGAATTGTCTATGCCATCAACATCCCATTGTTTTATTAATTGATTGTTAGCAAGTACATATAAATCATCTGCAACTGTTAAATTTGCACGATATAATCTTCCAATAACTTTACTACCTGTTTGTAATTCTTTAGTTCCATAAAAAACTATACCCTGCGATTCTACAATACAAGTAACTTGTTCTCCTGATATTTCTGTTTGCCCTTTTAAAGTTAATGTACCTGTTACATCTTTAAGAGAATATATCCTTCCATCTGTTGCTGTAACTAAAACAACAGCACCTGCATCTGTCGCATCTGTAAATGTTTGTCCTGAAGGTAATGTAACAATAGCTGCACCTACAGTTGTGTTACCATCATACGCATGTAAAGCATTACCTATACTTACAATTAATTGTCCTTTTACAGAAAATATTTTGTCATATACTGCTGCTGACATTTTTTGTGTAGATGTACCACCACTTGTTAAATTTTCTATTTCACCTGCTGAACCATTGTTAGCTGTTATATAAAGTAAGTCACCATGTGCAGCTAAACCTTTTATTTGATAACCTGCAGTTAAACCTTCAGTAACTGTACCCCAGTTTTCACCACCATCATCCGACTTGTACAAAGTTTCATCATCAGATACATATATTCTTGTTCCAACTACTGCCATGTGGCTTACAGCAGAAGCTAATGCTTGTTCTTTTTCTGTAGTGTGTAGTAACTGTACATTATATCCTTTACCTAAATCTGTATTAAATACATCTACGCTTTCACTATCCCAAAATCTTGTAACATCATTAGGATTGCCATTTGCTTTATGTGCATTATCTAAATTAGAACCACCACTAAAGTCATTCCTAGAATATATACGACCTATGTTTGATGTAAAATCTTCTGGGTTTTGTTTAACATTTACACCTTGTTCTTGAACATCTGATGATTGTATAGTCATCTCTCTACCAGGACCAATAGCACTTCTATATAATTGATTGTCTATACGAAAGTCATAACCTTTTCTTTTAGGGTTAGTTTCTTCTGCTTGCGTTGTTAATCTAGGCATTATGCCTGTATTCCGAACACCATTCCATCAACTGATACTGCTTCAGGATATTTGGCTCTTAAATATTTTCTCGCCTGATTAATAAGAAGTTGTTGATACTGCAATAAAGAATTTCTTACACTGTTAGAACTACCAACAGGGTAGTTGCTAGTTGCTAATTGGTCAGATATGTAATCTGCTGTTGCTGCAGGTATATCTCTACCTGACATCATTTGTGCTGCTACACCTGCCATAATAATTGGAACATATTCTTCTTCCAACCCTACTGTTGCTAATGTATCTGTTTCTGCAGTTGGTTCTATAAATTTCTTTTTAAAAGTTACATGTGCTGTATGACCTGATGCTATACCTGCAAACTGTATTGCGTGTACAGTAGAAGGACCAGTGGTATATGTTATAGTCCTTGATACTCCATCACTATCTGTGTATGTAAATGGATTAGGTAATTCAACAAGGGAACAAGTTACAGGTGAAAAGTTAACACTAGTGGTGTTTGTACCTGAACTAAAATCTGTATATTGTGATATTGCACTAAGTATTGAAACTAAATAATTGTTTGTTCCAGGACTATCGTGACTTCCAATAAGTGTATATCCTGACCCTGTTGTAATTGATTGTGTTTCTACAGCAAATATTGTAGGAAATAAATTTTTAATTTGGTCACACACTGCATCAAAAACATTTTTACGAGGAAATGGAGGTGATATTTTTAATACCTTTCCATCTGCATGTGTTGAAGCTGTTGTTCCTCTAACTCCTCTAACTACAGTTACTTGATTATTTACTGTGTCTAAAGATACACAACGCATAAGTTCTGTTTCACACTCTATGATTGTTCCTGCATCCATAGCATCTTCTTCTTCTTGTGTAAGTAAGTCACCATTAAATGTAATTACTGTATCTGATGCACTTAATTCAGAACCTTCATTTAATGTTGTATAAGAGGTTAAGTCATCCATAGGTTCAAGATATTCTCTATAAACTCTATCAACTAATCCTTGTATATTTGTACTCATTATGCAGCACCTTCTTCAACTAATTCTGCAGCAAAAATTGCTTGTCCAAACGCACCTAATCCAAACCACCCATCATTAGCTGTATTGTTTGGGTCAACAATAGGGAATGAAGGTTCTAGTGGTTGGTCAGGAATACTTTCTATACCAAGATTTCTTCCTTCTTTTAACATTAAGAGAATACCCATAAGTATCTCCTAACTATGTCTAAAGTGTAATACTATTTTTCTGTCTGCTGCTTCAGTTCCATTTGATGAAACTCTTAGATAACCATTACTTGCGAAAGCCCAACCTGAAGGGTCTACTCTTACAATATCACCTGCTGAAACAGTGTAACTTACTTCAGTACCATCTGTTTCTTTGACATCTAACCATGTAGAATTGTCCATTGCAAAGTCAAATGTAATTGCAGAACCTGTCATAGCTGCAGGGAATTGAATACCACAAAGTAGCATTCCATCTGTTTGTACACCTAAGCTGTCATTGTTATCTGCTGAAACATCTATTAAAGCTAATTTACTAATCATATCTTCCTTACTATAGCAGAAGAAAAGGGTGGAGGTGGAAATCCACCCTAATCTTCAATTTTATTTTATGCTACTGATTGAATTTTACAATGGTATGAAGGAGGTCCGAACTCGAATCCCATCTCCATATAAATTGCTTTACCAATTCTAGCGTTTGCATCTTGGTCTAAGTCACGAACAAACACAGTACCAAATCCTGGGATATTGGTAAATACTGGTTGTATGTGTGCTAGGTCTAAGATGAAAGCAGAACCTGCAGGTATGATATTAGGGTCCATAACCATCATTCCGATTGAACCGAATGGGGTCACTATTGTATCAATATCTAGCCCTGCAACATTTCTATCTCTAGGAATGATTGCCCCTGCTATATCAACTGTACCTTTAACAAGTTCATTGTTAAGGTCTAGTAATTGTTGTGGTGAAACACACAACACTGGTTGATTCATTGGTGCATGATTGTCATACATTCTCTTTAAAGCACCTGAAATGGTTTTAAAGGATATAACTTGTGATGCACCTGTTCCATCACCATCTACATCATTGTAGAAACAGTTACCACCTAAGGGGTTAACTGCTGCTGCGTTGTTTGCGTTCTTGCCAATGGTAATCCAATGGTCAAGACCATACATTTCTCTTATTCCTGTACCAGGGGTGACATTTGCACCATCTGAAAAGGAACCATTGAATGCAAACCACTCAACTTCTCTTGCTACTTTTTCCATTGCTTTTTCAAGTTGCAATGCAAATTCATCATTTACTGGGTTGCCACCAAACAATCCTAGTTTATCTGCTGCTGTTGTTGTTCCATCTCCATCAGATGAGTTAGCAATATTAGCGGATAAATCAAAAGGATTTTGGTTGCCTGTTGATGCTAAAGCTGTGTAAGTCATTTGTACACCCTTATGGAAAATTTGAGTTACATAAGTATATGCTGCTCTATCTCTTCCAAGGTATTCTGTAGGTGCATCACCCTCTTTTCCTTTGTCAGGTTCTGAAGAAATGGTTGCATTATCTTCTACTTGGACTTGCCAAAATGTAGAGTTTAATGTTTTACCACCATTCAGACCCCCAACTGCTGAAAGTAAAGGTGTTCTTTGACCACCAACTTTAAACAATTCACCAGTAAAGTTATTAATATTTTGTGCATAAATCGTACTGTTAGTTAACGAAATATTTGCCATTTTTATCTTCTCCTATAAGTTAATTGTTTACTTGTTGTTAGAAGAAGTTTAGAAAATCTATTTAGAGTTTTTCTTCGCTTCCTCTATAACAGATAACTTAGCAGATATTGAATTTCGTATGTTGCCTGACTTTTCTACTTCACGAACTTGCGATATTACATCCTCGTTGTATAAATCTACAACTGAATTTTTTTGTATATTGTTTAGTCTATCTTGACTTTGTTCTGTAGCTTGTACAGTATCTTGTAATCTGTCTTGATTCCCAAACTCAACTCCAAATTCATTAGATGCGTATTGCTGTATTCCTTCGACAGTCATGTCACCTTCATACATCATCTCAACTGCTTTTCCAACACCCTTAGTAGTGTCAAGACCTGCTTTGTTAAAAACTTCGTGTCTTTCTTTACCTTCGTATTCTGCGATTTTTGTTTCATAGAGATTAAGTTTTTCCCTCATCTCTTTCCAGTTCTTTTCGCCAGTGTCAGAGTTGTTTAGTTCTTCTGTCATTATTCTATTGTCCATTCTTTATACGATATTTTTACAAGTGGTGTATAAGTTACCACTGCGTTTTAGTCTTACACTACTGTTTTTATTTGACAGGTCTTGTCAGTAGGCATCAAGACCGATTACAAAATTGTAGGTCATTCTTTTACCCCCAGACCTAACTACAGGGTCAATGTTTAGTATAACAGATATTTTAAAGGTGCAAGTCTATTGTTCTTCTAATCCTATTACTTGACCTGTTTGTGTTGTTGCAGAACCTAATTGAACTGCTGACTGTGATGCAGATTGTTCTGCAATTCTTTGCACAGTTTGTATGTCATCTGATTCACCTAACCTAGAACCTATAATCTGTCCTTCTGTTAGTTGCCTACCTTGTGCTGCTGCTGCACCCATAAGTCCTGGTGCTACTGCTGCTGTAGTTTGAAATATTTCTTTTGCTTGTGTTTGTGTCAGACCTTGTCTAGCTAAACTTTGTGCAAATGCTACATTTACCATTCCCATACCTGCTACTTCTGATTCAGCTAATATTTGACTTGCTCTTATATTACCTTCTAATATATTTTTACCTACTGTAGGAGATACAAACATAGCAAATATTGCTTCATCTGGAAAATCAATACCAAAGTTTTCTAAGTAAGCTGCTTTTACCTCTGGTATATTATTTACAATGCCTTCGTAACCTAATGTTAATCTTGTATTAAACTCATCAGGCGATACACTACCTGCTATAGCAGCAACTATGTCATCAGAAAACTCTGATGGATTTAAATTATAATCTCTTAAATAACTACTCATTGTATCTACAGAAGTTAAATACTCTACTTCTGTCATTCTTAATACGCCAGTTGATTCATCTCTTATGCCTGGATATATAGCTTCCATTAATGGATTAGCTCTCATGTCTGCAAGTGATTGTGTCATATCTTGTGATACTGTATAAGATTCTAATAATACATCTACTAATCTTGCATCTAAGTATGGGTATCTTCTAGCCATTTCTTCTTTAGTAGTATTTTTTGCTACAGGTGCAGCTATATTTTCTGTTTCAGTATCTTCTACTCTAAATTGATTTGCTTGTCTTGATACTTGGTCATCTTCTGCTTGGTTTTTTGAAAATTTGTAACTAGAGGTTCTTACTAAATCTTCTGCAAATTCTTGTGCAGTACTGTATGAAGAACCATCTTCTTTTTTTTGTGTTCTTGCATAAGCATCATCAAATGTTTCACCTGCAAGATTGTCATATCTGTATATTGTTACTGATGCCATTGTTATCTCCTGTATATTGTAGATGCGTTAAACACACCAGACACATCACTTTGTAATTGCCTAGATGCTTCACCTAATATTTCTTCTTGAATATATGGTGTGTCTATATATTCCTTGTACATGTATGTTTCAAAATCCTGGTAGTTTCCTTGAAATTTTTGTGCTTGTCTTGCTACATTTGTAAGTTGTGTTTCTGTTAATGTTTTTTGTCCAAGTATTTTTGTAGTCAGACTTTCAAAGCTACCTGCCCAACCAGAGTATTTGCTACCTTTTGCCCAAGGATATAAAGCATCAGCAGCTTTCTGTAAATCTTCTTTAATTAATGTTTCGTTATTACTTGTGTCACCCTCTGCATCTAATCTAAGTTTTGCAGCTATCTCATCTAGTTTACCATTATTTTTATACCCATCTAATAACAATGGTCCGCCATAATCTAATATAAGTATTTCTGCAGCAGAATATCCACTTCTAGTTTCTTCTATCTTTCCAATGTATTTTTGGAAATCTTCATGTATGACACTATCGCCACCCATAAGGTTTCTCCTAGAAGTATCACCTAAATTTCTAATTATTTCATTAGCTTCAGGTTGTGTAATTTTTCCTGTCGTTACAGCACTGTTTAAATCAACAATAAGATTGTTAATTTCTTCACCTGCTAGTCCTTTTTTACCTGCTTCTAATTTATAATAAGCTAGGTTATCATTAATAATCTGTGTTGCTTCTTCTTCATTTTGAAATGAAAACTCTGACCATGCTCTAGCTGCACCAGAGGGATGTGATTTATACCAAGATGTTTCTGACAACAACTCTGTAGGCACAGTATCAAGATTTAACAATGCTGATAATGCAAAAGCATACTGCATATCTAAATCTAAATAATGGTCGCCAATATGTTTAGCGTTGTAATTTAACTGGTCTTGTGTAATATTAAGAATTTTATCAGTGCTTGTGTTTGATGCTGATTGTTCAGCAAGTGTCATAACTTCGCTGTACCCTAATTGATACTCCATAAAAACATACTCTCCATTATATTCTTCAACCTCTTCTATAGTTGCAAACACCATATCTGGCTTGACATTGTCTTTTAACATTGATGGTTCATCTACTCTTATATATATTGGTAAATTGCCACCTGATGATGTTGTCATATAAATTACGCCATACAAACTATCACCAATTTGTATTAGTTCATCTGGTTCTATAAATTCATCAACAAAATAATCTGCCATTAATATCCTATACTTTCGTATGCTTCAGCTATTTTAATATAATTATCTACAGTAGCTAAAAATTCTTCATTACCATTGTACAATAAATCTTCAGTATTGTTCCACACTCCATATTTAGTTACATTATTTAGTTCTTTATTTAATGTTGCTTTATGTCCTGGTGTTCCTGAATTTTGCATAGACATATTGACATGTCTATTTATATTGTCAAAATTTTCGTTATATTGTGGGTCGTATTTATTAACATTGTCAAATATATTTTGGTTATTGTTAGCAAAACTTGCAACTTCTTGTACATAATTATAGTTATTATTTCTTCTTTCAGTTATTTCATTCATCCCCATGTTAAATGCCTTCCCTGCACCACTCATTAATTGTTCTTCTACCCATCCTGATACTGAATGGTCTTGTTGCCACTCTAACCCTCTCCAGGCATTTTTACCTGTGCTTACCCAGAATCGTTTCCATGCACCATCACTTGCGTTGTCATCTCTTAATTCTTTCATTAGTTTTTGTGTATCACCAAACAAATCACCTTCTTTTATAAGACCATGTGCTAGTAAATACAATTCCTGTGCAGCATATATTGTTGCCAATCCTGCACCAATAGTTCCTGCTGCTGCTGCACCACCTAATGCTGCTACTACTGCTTTACCTCCTGTCATAGATACACCTTTGGCTATTGCACTTGATACAGGTCTAATTGATTTCATAACTATTTTGTCAGCTACATCAAATTTTTCTAGTAATTTAAATGCACCACCAACTGGTTTTAATACTGTTTTTATAGCAGAACCTGACAACCTAGCAACTTTAGAAATATCAGAAGAAGTTACAAGACTATGCCTAGAAAGACCATCTGTGTATTCTGGGCTACTTACAATATCTGGTTCTAAACCTATATTACTGAAATTGTTAATAACTTCTGCTCTCCTTAAAGGTGTTGGGTATCTACCTCTAAGAGGATATAAGTTAGTAGAAAATCTACCATACATATTTTTAACATACATTTCAAACGCAGTATCAAAATCTCTTGCATCAAGATTTTCAACTCCAGACTGGTAAAGGTCCATACGAGAAACATCATCTCTATCACCCATTCCAATGTAATTATTACTTTCCATTATGTCTGTTACAAAAGGATTGTATGTATGTACGCCTGTTCCAGTGTTATCAATAAAACTAATTCTTAAATCTTTAAATACTTCATTTACTTCTAATGCTGTTTCTGTATCGCCATACATAGTTAAAGTACTGTCAAAAAATTGTATTTTTTTAACTTTAAATTCTCCTAAATTACTATCACCTAAAGAACTTAAATTTCTCTTACCAGTTGTAGTATCTAACTCTGCAAATGATAAATATGATTGTCGCAAATCTTGTTGTTCTTTTGAATTTAGCTCATCAAAATTAGGGTAATTTCTTTCTATTGTTTCATCAATAACATTTGTTATTTGTGCATCATCTAAGTTGTCACTATTTATACTATGTACTCTTAGTAAAACTAAATCTTGATTTAAATCTCCAATTAATTCTATATTCTCACCTGATTCTGCTTCAAACAAAATGTGTACATTTGAGATTTTAAAACCATTTATATTGTCTTGTTTCATTCCAAAAGGTTCAAACAATGTAGATGCGTTATTAATAAAATCTGTTGAAAGAGTTTCATTTTGTATACCTGTTGTATAAAAATTAGGATGATTAGTAATAGGTTGCAATCTTACATCAGTATCACGCAACAATTCTTCTGTATCTTTAAACTCCTGTATAGGAGAATCTGTAAACATACCCCATAATGTACCTACTTTTCTACTTCGTAGTAATGGTGCATTAGATTCCGATAATGTTTTTGTGTACATACTAGAATCTGGGTCTGGGTCATCTGTACCAACTAATTTAAATGAGTGTGCTATTCTACCTGGTACAATATTAACAGTATCAAAATTTCCAGTCGCATCAACTTCTACGCCTTGCGACAAAGGTAAAAATCCTTCGCCATCTACGACTAATGATTCATCAGTAACATCATGCAAATCCATTAGACTCCTTATTATTGCTGAATCTTTAATAGCGTATATATTATTTATATTGCCTTGATTTCTAACAACGCTTCCCATATTTGGATTTTGGTCGTTTGGTATATTGTCTATGTAATGATGTATTTTTAATTCGCCAGTTGCTTCATCTAATGAATAAGCAACTTGTGTGTATATTCGAGATACATCTTCTGCACCATTAGGTAGTCTTTGACCAATTCCTATGTCAAATTCTAACATGTGTATTCTGTTTTTAAACACAGCGTTTGTTTGTACTGGAGATACATCAAAAAATAATACCTTTGTATCTGGTGAAGTAGTTGCTCTATTTAAAAAATTAGTAGATGTATCTCCACTACTGTAAATTCTATTACTTATTAATAAGTTTTTCTTAAAAACATCTTTTGCGTTTTCATTCAAAAACGAAACTGCTGTAGTTCCATCAAATCTATCTAAAAATTTAAAAGAATAATTTCTATACACAGTTGGATTGCCATTAACTAAATTTGCTACAACAGATTTAGCTTCATTAATATCCTTACCATCTATATGACTAGGACCTTGTGCTAAACCAGTAACCAATAACTCATACTCACTATGTTGTGTAAGGTCAAAAAAATTAGCTAAAGCATCAACACCATTAACTGCTTCATCTATGTTTCTACCTAAATGAGGTGTGTCATAATAAGTAATAGTATTTTCTGGATTGTTTGTTATGTTTATTAATTGTGAGTATGGTGAATTATTGTCAACTCCACTACTGGCTCTTGTGTCTAATAATCTTTGATGTCTTGCTCTAATTCTTGCTTCTGCACTACTCATATCTGCAACAGAAGCATCCTCATCCAAGGTTCCTAAGTCTATATCTTCTAGTTGTTTGTTTAAACTTTCCATTATAGTTGTATATTCACTAGCCCCTTCGGTTAGTAATTTATCAAAATTTATAGGGTTGCCATCTTTATCTACATCTGGTAAATCTGCTATAGTAATATCATCACGACCCATTTGTGCTGTTAATCTTTCTAAATTTCTTAAAACTGCATCAGGTAATATATCAAATACTTCATCATTTAATGAGTTGTGGTAAGTTATAAATAAATTTAAAAATGTTTTAGGTGACTTTTTAAATATATCTTGTATTGAATATACTGTTGATGCTGTTGGTTTTACACCATCAGGATTTTCTAATCCAACAGGTGGAACTGAAACGATTTGAGAAACATTACTACTAAAGAAATCTAATAAATCTTCGGTGAATAAAATGTTTCTAAAACCTTCTACAAGTTCAGGTGTATAATTTACTTTGCCTATACTGCCACCGAAATATATATCTGGGGTGTAATTCTTATTACCTTGTTTCATGTATGCAAGGTTTACCATATCATCTGCTGACATTGCACCTAAAGGAATAAATGTAAATCCTGCTCTTTCTGGTATAGGAACAGCTAATAGTTGTTGTGCATCTCCATCAATAAATTCTCCATTAAATAATGTCTTTACTATTTGTTTGAGAAATAATTCTTCAGTACCTATATCACGAAGTGCTAATCTAAATTTAGTAAAAAAATCTGTATATATAGATGTTTTACTTGGTGCTTTATCCCAGGTTTTATAAGTAAATTCTTCTATGTCGTAACCTAAAGCAGGTTGAGAAATGCCTGTATTTAGCAGTTCTCTGTTTAACATATCAGTTGTTTGCAGAAGTCTATTTGCTGCACCACTACCAAATTTCATATCAATAGCAGTTCTGGCATAACCTATAGCTGCTACTGGAACATTTCCTAGTTTTTTAGCACCAGTAACTCTACTTACAGGTGATTCTGGTAAATCAATACCCATTCTTTTTGCCATCTGTTTTAAATTTTTAAACTGAGAGTCAAAAAGAATTTCACCTTTTCTAATTATTTTTGGCTCTCCATCCTTATCTATCCACTTAAAGTCTTTTGTTAATTGTCTAACTTCATCATTCCACACAGTATTTCTTTGAGTTGGTATTATTATTTTTTTAGTGACATTATCGTTCAACATATATTCAGGAAGAATAAGAATACTTGTTGTGTCTTGTCCTGTATTTCTACCTCTGTAATTTTTTTTAAAGTCAGAATAATCAGCTAAAAGCATAGCACCAAAACTTTGGTACATACTTATTAAATTTGGTAATCCTTTACTTGCACTTGATGTTATTGGTATGTTCTGAGTTTTAAAATGACCCATAAAATCAGTAACTAGATGCATCAATGGAACTAAAGATTGAGTTTTTAACTTACTTCTTGCCGCACCATTTGATACTGCAGGGTCATTTAAAAATGGTAAGAATCCATCTGCTGAACCTACTTGCATAAAACTCCAATCAATTTTCATCATGTTATCCAGAGGTATATTTAGTTTATCTGCAACCAATCTTGCTTCATCATCAACAATATCTGGCAAGGCATTCGCTTGTTCATCTGTTAGTTGAAATATATTTTTAAACAATGATGCTAGTATGCTTGTATCATTACCTGTATAATTTTCTAATACACCTAAAGGATTTGTATTAGTAGATTTTTCTAGCTCTATTGAACCCTGTATTGTTCCACCAGGCAAACCACCTAAATCTGTTTCTATAGAATCTAGTAGTTTTAAAGACTCTGAAGGTATAATTTCTCTAATTTTTTCACCTATTTTTATTTTATAAGACATTGTTGGTATAAGATTTACATCCATATTCATATCATAATTTTTAAGTAATGCTCTAAATAAATCAACTCCAGGTGTTCTATTAGAAGGCAAACCTTCTATGTCTAACAAATTTTTTATTTCTGGGTATGTGTATAAATCACCATTTACACTAAGGTGTGTCATTTCTCCTGACATAGATAAGTGATTGTTTATAAAACTCCAAGCTAAAGCATCATAGAGTTCTGGAAAATCTGACTTCAAAGCCATAAAATTAAAGTTTTTACTACTTCCTGTGTGAAAATCATTTCCCATCATTATCCCAATAACCCTATCTAATACTGCTTGGTGCAGTGAATTTCCACTACTATCCAGATTTAAATATTCACCTAATTGGTTATCTTCAATGTCAACTAATCTTGATAAAGAAAAATCATTTTCTTTTTTAATAACTTTATAATCATCTTTATTAACATTAGGTTCAATTCTTTTGAATTGATGCAATCCTAATGTTTCAAAAAATCTTTTTGCATTCTGCCCTTGTGTATCTGCATCAGAACTTCCTAGTTCATTTTGTATATCTTGAATTTTTACTCTGTCATATTCATCTAAATATTCTTTAAATGTCACAGCATACAAGTTAAAAAAATCTTTTAAGGTAGCTAAGTATTTTTGTTCTAGTGCAACATCTATTTCTGACATCTATATACCACTAAGTAGGTCCATAGCATCTTGTATCTCTTCTATTTCTGGATTTGGGTCTGTAAAGACAATCCATGGTTTGTCATTATCTACACCATATTTATATAAACTTTTTGGGTTGTTATCTAACATAAGTTTTTTTTCAGTTTCATCTGCTTGTGTAAAGAAATAATGACCAAGCATTTAAAAAAACCTTCTTCTTTCTACCTTTTTTTTATTAGCCACTTTAGGGTTTGTTCTTCTCATGTCTGCCATTATATCTATAAAGTCTTGTCCTTTTTGTAAAGGATTAACCTGTGGTTTTAAGGGTTGCTCATTAGGATTAATTGCAAATTTATTTGGTCTGTTGTACTGTGAAAATTCTGGTCTTGGAAATTTAGAGTTTGGTACATCTTCTTGTTGTTCAGGTTTTGTTGGGAACTTAGTATTAGGTGTAGACATAGGGTCTACAAATGGTTCTTTATCATCATAAAATCCTGCATCAACAATACTAAAATCTTCTGCTTGTTTCTGTCCTGGTTGTAATACAGCTTGTAGATTTGCAACATCTCTTAAATACCATTCATAAAACTCTGCTGTATTTTTAAAACCTCCATCAATATAATCTGTTACTGAACCTGTTTGTATTTCTGAAGCTATAATCATTCCTTCATCATATTGAACTTTGCTACCCATTGGACTTTCTTTAGTGCCTTCACCTGTTCGAAAATATTGTGCAACATTGTTTATGTTATCTAATGCAGGAAGAAACGCATCAGCAAATGCTACTGGGTCCTTAATTTCGACTATTGGTGGGTATCGCTTAATTCTACTAATGTACACAGAAACAATTTGGTCATCAGACATATCTTTATACTCTTCAGGTCCAGGTCCTTCAGGTGCTTGGTCGTTTAAATCAAAACCACTAATAATAGATACTTTGTCATTACCACCTAATTTAGGTCCTTTGTTATTTGGATTATCATTAGCAGCAGCATAGTCTTGGTCATTATCAAAGTATTTTCCTTGTGCCAATAGGACTAAATCACTACGCATTTCTTCTATTGTTTTAGCTTTATACCAATCAAGTTCTCCAAATACATCTGCACTGTTGTTTTCTTCTTCCATTATCCCTCTGTCATAAATTGTCTAGCTGCTAAAAATCTATTTTGAAACTTTGCACCTTGTTCTCTAAGTGCTTTTACATTGTTAACAGCACCTAATCTATCTGCAAGTCCTGTTTCTAATATTTTATTAAACTCTAGTTCAGAATTGTAAGTTTCTAGTTCAGGCATATTATATCGTTCTCGTAGTTCTTCTTCAGTAGGAACAATGTATTCTCCTACACCTGCAACAGTTCTAATTTTTCCTTCTTCTTTTGCTTGTATATATTCGTTATACAATTTTAAGTTTTTATTATATGCTTGTTTTTCTATATAATCTGCACCTGGTGCTGGTGGTTCTGGCATTTCTGTAACTAACGCTTGTGATTCTAATAACCTTGTGCTTTTCAGCAACATTTCTATTTGACTCTCTATTTCTCCTTGTCTTTTAGCTTCTGTTGCTCTTGTGGCTAACAAGTGTTGTCCAAACCTTACAGCATCACTAGATGTCATGTTTAGTCCTAAAGCATTAAAATACTTTTGAAGTTCTGCTTCCATTTCTATTGGACTTGGATTTATTAAATTGTATATTCTATCTTGCCAATATTCTGAACCGACACCCATAGCTGCATCCAATGAATTTATCTCTGTTGTTTTGTCTATAATGCCTTGGACAATATTTGATTTACTTGCACCAAAACCTAAGTTGTTCCAATCAGATACTTCTGAATCATAATTAGATACAACATTGTCATACGCATCTGGATTTAATGCGTTCATTAATATACTGTTGTTACCCTCTTCCATTAACAATGCAATAAACTTTAACTCTGGATTATCTGGACTAATAAATCCCTCTCTTTCTATTAATCCTTCAAATGTTTGTCTATCGTAAAATATCATAAGGTCTTGTAATTCTTTTATCTCTGTATTGCTTAATGAGTACAATAACTCTTCTGCATCACCTAATTTAAATACTGATTTAACAACATTGCCATTAGCATCTTTAATAGATTCAGCAGATTCATCTCCTGTTTTAATAAATGAACCATCTTCTATTGCTATATATCCTGGTGTGTTTCCATAATAAAAAGTTACTGGTTGTCCTGTCATTGGGTCAGGGTCTGCAACTGGTATGAAGTCACCGACACTTAAACCAGTTTGTTCTGAATCTCCAACAAATATATTTACAGATGACTTTATATTGTCTGGATATGCAAATGTGCTATTTAAACCTTTTAAAGCAGTAAAATCATAGTTTTCAATTTCTTGTGCATCTTCAGCATTCATAGCTATTTGTGTAGCTATACTTACATCATATTGTAAATTGTGAAGAATACCTTTTAAGTCATTTATTTGAACTAATCTACCTTGATATTGTTTATTACTTTTTACAAAACCTAATGATGGTGCATCTAACATGGATTGTTCATAACTTATATTTCCTCCATTAAGACCGAAATCAACACCTTTATCCATAAGTTTTTGTATTGTTAAATTTTCTCCTAATCCTTCTCCTGTGTATGTACCAATAACTACTACAGTTATAATATCTTCAATTATATCTTGTGTAGTTTTACCTACTAAGGAATCAGGATTTTCTTGATACCAATTAACTAATTCGTTAAATGTTAATTCTCGTTCATCTCTAACTTCTGATATATATACACCCATTATTTATCTCCATAAAGTCTGTTGTTTACTTCTCTATAAAATACACCATAATACATACTACTCCAATAGTAGTCAGGATAAGGATACTTTTTCATTAATTCTAATCCATAACTATGCAAATTAGCTCTTATTGCATCCCCAAATTCTTTGTTTTCACTTATAAGATATGCACCTTTGAGAACATCTTTTGGGTCAACAGTAACACCTTTGTATGTACCACCTTGTTGTTGTAACCTAACCCATCTATTTCTTTCTTTTAAATATTCTTGTAATGGTGTGTTCGTAGGACTCTGGTTAAAAAACTCATCATTATCCCATTGTTGTGCTTCTACTATTTTTTGTTTCCAGTCTGCAGTATCTACACTTTCTCCTAATGAACCAAATGGTAATACACCATACTCTTGTACTTTTCTTTCTGTAAAAGCTGCCATGTGTGCTTCTAAATCATTTCGTTGAATAGCAGGATTAGCTAGTTTAATTCTTTTCTTTTCGTTTTTTATTTCTAATTGCAATAATGTTTGGTTTAATAAATCACCATACACTGCAGGTTTTAGTTTTACATTTGCATTTAAATATCCTTCATACGAAAACTCATCATCATAATTATCTGGAAAATGATATACACCTGTAAGAGGAAACTCATTTAAATGTTTTTCGTTTTTTACTTCTGACCAAAATCTATAAGAATCTTCAGTTACTGGTCTGTTACCAATTCTTGCAGTTTGTCTTTCTCTAAGTGGTACTGGGTTTATTCCATACTTTTCTATAAATGTTTGTGTTGTTAAGTAATAGTCATAATCGTTTTCTACCAACATATCGCTATATGATTTAGTTAATGCCTGTATTTGCCACCATCTACCATTTTTATCTTCTAGTTCATACCTAGGTTGTATACCTGTAGGTAAACCAAACTTAGCACCACCTCTGAAAAACCAGTGATTTGATGCAGCTTGTTCTGCTTGTTCCCATGCTCTATCTTGTGATGCAGCATCATCTGGTTTCCATTCTCCTGCATAATATAACATTGTATAAATGTCCATAACTGTACTGTTAAATGCTTCATCATATTCAGGGTCATCTAATACATCTCTAGCAACATCCGAACCTTTGATAATATCTCTTGCCCAACCTACTTGGTCTAATATTCCGAATCTTTGTTTTCTATCTCCAAAAGAACCTAATAAAAACTCTTCTACAAACTCTGGTGGATTTACACCATAACGCCTACTAAATAATCTGTATGGTACTGTTACCCACCAACCGAAACCAGGTGAATAACCATTAGCAGACACTAAGTTAAGACCAGACACAAAACCTTCTGGTTTTACTCTTAAACCTTCATCTTGATAGTTGCCACCTAAAAATGCTTGTTGCATAGGTGCAGCATTAAGACCTGATTTTCTATTCAATAATTTAGGAATACCCATTGACATAATATTAAATACATCTAACCAGTGAAACATTAACTCCCCAGTGACTGGGTCCTCTTCAAAAAATCCATTTTTGCTATCCCATGGTTTTGCTTCTTTACCAGAATCTATAGCAAGACTTGCCCTGTAAAATTTCTGTGGATTATCTTTTATTAAGTTACTCCAGGTCTTAGGAACCTCTGCCCATATTTCTGGGAATGGTACATAAGTTTTTCCTAAATCGGATGCCACATGTCTTGTTGTACTTGCATATAACAAATCACTTACAAACTCTAATGATTTTGATTTAAGTCTTAGGTCCATATCTTCTAGTGTCATTATGGATTCTTGTGGGTCCAATGGAGTTTCACGAACTTGTCTTTGTATGTCATCATTTAATTTAGAACCTGTTAACCATTTATTAGCAAACACACCTAACTCTTGTCTGGCATCTTTGTTAAGAAATGCTATTTCTTCTTTGGACAAATGAAAATATGCCCACTTAAATAATGGTTCTCTGTTTAATGTATCTGATGGTTTAGTAAGTAATAGACTGTAAGCATCTCTTAAAAATATATCTAATGCTTCTCCTAAGTTTTGTGCATTAACACCATCTAACATATATTCTTTATTCATGTTTCCTGCAAGTTCTTTTGCACCTAAATCTAAATCTATAAGGTCTTTTTTAAATGCTTCTTTGAGTGATGGCATAAATTTATTAACAAATGATTTTTTAGCAGTATTAATATTTACTTTTCTTGCATACTCTACAAAATCTTCTCCATCTATAAATCCACCATTAGCGATAAAGTCAAGTACTTGTCTTGACCCTTGTGATAAATCTACTTCGTAGTTGTGAAATAAAAATTCTCCTTGGTCACTTTTTTTAAGTATGTCAGAGTATCTATTTAGTATTTCATTACCTGCATCATCAAATATTTTAAGAGTAGAGTTACCTTGCAATTGACCAATTCTATATGCAGCAGCTTTAACATATTTTTCTAAACCTCCTGGTTTAAGTAGTTCTCCACGCATTTTATAATCTTCTGACATAGATATTATTTTCTCTATGTACTCTCTACCTGTTTTAGAGTTTTGCACCCAGTTAAGTGTTTCCTCTACACCATCTCTAGCAACACGAATATGTAGTTCATCTGTAGAAAAATTTAATATTCTTGTTGTAAAAAATCTCCACCATTCAGGTCTTATGTTTCCACTAGCATCTCTTTTAGTTACAGTGTCGTAAAAATCATCTCTTATTTTGTTTCTTGTTCTACCTGGTCTAAGTCTTTGTATAATAGACTGGTCTGCTGATGCTTTCATAAATTCATCAGTATGTCTGAAATTTTGACCAGTAACTCTAGTTGATGCAAATGTTCCTGGTTTAGAATCAATAATTTGTTTAGCTACTGTAAAGTTTTCTTCATACAGATACTCCAATACATTTTTGTTTATGACTGTGTATAAATTTACATCAGATGTAAGCGTATCTTGTATGGTTCTTTGTTTACCACTTATGTCATCTACAAGACTAACTAAATAACCTTCATCTACTTCAAACAACAAATCGTTTAATTCTTTAGGAACTGCATTACCTAAACTGTCAATAACATCTCTAGGTATAAATATAGATTTTTGGTGTCCTTTAATTCCTATAATCATAGAGTTTTGTATTTGTCGTATGGTGTCTTTAAGTGCTAAATCACCTTCTTTTGTAATCTTTGGCACAGCAACGCTAATATCAAAAAACCATTCTTTTGTGGAATCATCCCACCAATATCCGAACACATGATTTTCTTTTTCTAATAAACTTTTTATTTTAGGGTCAGTTATGTAATCTTCTAAGATAACTTTTAAAGCACCTTTTCTGTCAGTATTGTTTATTAATGCCTGGTTGTTTAAATACTCATCATTAATAATTCTCTGATATGGTTTGTAGGGAGATACATAAGCAATAACATTACCTTCATATCTAGCTTTATTTTTATTATTAAGTGCTACAGAACCACCTTGTGATTCACCACTTGTTACAATATCTCCTAACTGATTACTAACTTCATCAACAGTTTTTCTGTTTATAACACCATCATCTTTAAGTGTTTTAAGTTCTCCTATATCTTCAAACTCCCACCACTTAGCATCATTACCTTCAAAAGCTGCTTTAAGGTAACGACTACCTACTTGTCCTTCTATGTTGACACCTAAGTTTGTTGTTTTAATTAATTGTTGTATTTCAGGAAATGTAACTTTACTTAAACCATCAGAAAACTCATCTGAACCTAATAATTGCGTTGCATCAGATATTTCATCTTTCATTATTCTTGTTGTGTACAAAACTTCTTTATTTGCATTGACTAAAGATATTGAAGGATTGTCTGACCTACCTAACATTTTTTTCATGTATGGGTTTAACAAATGATATTCGTATGGATGATTAATTAAAGAAGGTGCACCTTTAAAAAACATTCTTATGTGTTCTTCCCCAGGAACACGAATAGCCAATGCTGCTCTAAGCATCCACATAGGTTTTAATGCTCTTTGTTGTATTATGTCATTGTAAATAAAACGAAGTCTGCCTTCAGGTGCAATTTGTTCTATTCCTCCTGTTCTCCATGATTTTTCAAAACCTCTTTTTGGTATTTTTGCAAATTTAAGTATTTCTTGTGCATCTTCCCATGTTGTAGCTTTACTAAATGCTTCTCTCATACGACTTCCTTTTGGACCAACAACTCTTGTAAACATAGATGTTGCTCTTAATAAATCTTGGTAATCTGGTAATACAGCATAATGTTCTGCCATTTCTCTTAAAGAAAAAGCTGTAGGCACTGCTTCGTTTACTTCATCAATAATGTTTCCTGCTTCATCTACAAAAGATGATGTATTTACTTTTGTGCCAGGAAACTGCATAGGGATTCCTTTTTCACCATAAAAATACATTCTCTCTCTGCTTTCATCTTGAAACACTTTTGATATGTAATCAAATATTTCACCTTCATCAACTAAATCAGGATTAGAATCTTTTATAGACTTAGTCATTGTTCTAAATACGCTATTGACTACAGCATTTACATCTTGTTGATTTTTAGCTTTTAGTAATTGGAATATAATTTCATCTCTTTCTTTGTACCCTGCACCTGAAACTTTCATTAATCTATCTAAGTTATCTGCTGTTTCTGTCATAAGATTGATAGATGCAATTCGTGTAGGTGCTAATCCAAATGCTCTTTTAAGTTTTACTGGTAACACACCTGTAAGTTGTCCGCCTAGACCTATAACACCACCAAATTGGTTGTTTGTTTTTTTGCCTATTAACGCACCTACTGTTCTACGAAGTGGTGCTATATCTGCAGAACCACCAGTTAATGCTTCTGCTAAATTATTAGCTAATACAGATAATGCTTTTGGTTGCATAGGTAATTTATTTAATGGTCTTGCATTAATTAATTCATTCATTACTTTTGCATTAAAGTATGTTCCAGAATATGGTGCTAATAAGATACCTTCTAAGTCACCACCACGCATAAGACTTTTAACAACCTCACGCATAACATCTTCATCTTTAACACCTACTAATAATTTTTTAACATAAGGGTCTATGTTTCTAAGTTGAGGTATGTCGTTTAATTGTGCAATAGAATCATTTTTAGTCA